GTTGAGGATTCATACCGAAAGGAATGACGGGCGCCTTCGGTACGCCCTTCTCCGTCTGCGAATATTGCTGGCTGATGTAGAGCCTTTCTTCACTTTTGATCTTCTCGAAGGCATCGTGGACATCGAAATTCGTGATGCCGAATTCCTTGGCTGCGATGGGTGCAACCATCTCCTTCGGAAGCCATCCCATGGACTCGGCGAGCGCAAGGTCCTGGAGCTTCTTGGAGCGCTCTTCCGTAGCGATCTCAGGGAAAGTGAATTCGACCGTAAGATTGATGGGCTCCGATTCCCGTTTCCGGCTCAGGACGTTTACGATGGTTGTAACGGCCTCTGCCCATTTACCTGACTTGACGAGGCTTATGACCTTCGGGATGGCGCTCTGCTTCGCTTCCTGCTTAAACGAGAGGAGACCGCCCCTCTGCGCCGCATCCATGACTCGCTTTTTGAGCTTCGTGAGAAGCTGCTCGACGATGCGTTGACGGTCCTGGAACTTCTTCGCTGAGGGTTCAGACGCCAGGACGGCATTTGCCTTCGTTCCGGCGCTGTCTGTCGCCCCGAGGAATTCCTTCGTAATGCCGCATCCAACAGCGATCATATTGATAAGATGCGATGCAGTGTCCGAGGCTCTCGCCTCTCCCGTACCCAGGTTGGGAGCGATGGCTTCGAGCTTTATCGCCTCATTGTGAACGAAATTCGAGCCAGGGTTAGCGACATCGGGGAAGTTGATTTTGATGGCGTTGACGTCCGTCGTGGTGCCGGCGGCCGTGATGTTCCACACAAAGGCGAGCCGGAGTTTAGCCTGTACCGTCTTTGCGATCATGTAGTCCTTCAGGAGCTTCAGATAGGTCATGATGCTGAAGATATCGCTCCGGCCCCGCTTCTCGGCGGCCGAGCAGTTAATCTTCATGTGAATGACCTCATCGCCAGGGATCTGCCTGACGATGTACTCCGTGCCAGGGATGTTCGTGGGAGTGAACATCGTCATCGGCGTGGCGTACTGCTGATGATAGTAATAGACCTTCTCGTAATCTTCGGGATCGGTAATGATATCCCATATCGTCGAGGGGTCTATGGTCCTGACCTTGATCTTGCCTTTGCCATCGGGGAAGATGCGAATGAAGATTTCGCCGTCCCGCCAGAAGTCATCGCACCACTGAGGGAGACGGGTCTCCATTTCGTTCCGATCCCAGAATTCGTCCCATACTTCCTGGACCGCAGGATTCTCGGCATTCGCCCGGACGCCTCGGCCCATTACGAAGGCTGTCGTGATCTTGATGACTTGACGGGCGAAGGGGTTGTGATGATACTCCCAGAAGCATTTGCTATGCATGTCGAGGTAATCTCGCATGTAAAGCTGTTTCTGCCACGGCCCCTGCATCAGCGGGACGTATTCGTTGTTGAAGGTGCTGCTGGACGAATCCCCTGCGTCGGTATTGTATCCTGTCGTGCTATCATTGGCGAAGGTGTCCCAGGCTTCTTCCCCTACCGTAACTTTGCGACCGCCAAGGTCCTCGACCATGGCAGGATTCCGGAAGCCCTTCCTCCACGATTCGAGAGTATGACGCCCTTTCTCTATGGTGGCGCTGAGTTCATGGAGGCTGTTTACCCGCTTCTTCGAGACCCTGCCGGCCGCATTGATGCAGAGGATCTCTCCCCTGACGTTATAGGCCCGCTCCGGATTATAGGGCAGGTCACGGTCCTCCATCGGCTCATCGAAGGCTTCCCTGATCTTCCGCTCCGTCTCCCCTATGATGTCAAGCTCATCGACCTCGGGCGCCGGCTGGAAGGCGCTGTGATCTGACTCGAATGCGGTAGTATCCGACTTCAAAGCGCCTCGTGTCGGCTGGAAGCTCTCCTGTCCCAGGACGAGCCCCCGCCCCGAGGTAGCCGATACGAAATCGAAGAAGCGGTCGTATTCGGTCTCCCGAGGGATTAGATGCTCATCGGGGTTATAAACAAGCCCTCCCGCCGTAATGGCCGAATGGTTCGTGCGCTGCGCTGCGACCGTATCCCTGTTGTCTATGACGATCTGCCCGTTATCCATTCGTCCTGCCCTCCGAAAAGTAAAGGCGCCGCTTTACGGCGCCCTCATCTCTTCAGCATGACAGGCTCCGGATGTCTCCGGATTACGGGCCGCCCTCGCCGCTTTTCTCCCCCTCGTCACTTCTGCACGACAGGGGAGCTTTGAGGATCTGGCCGAGTTCGAGGGGCTTCACTCGGGCTTTGACTTCATACGCAGTCACTTTGCCCGCCTCTACGCTTACTTCCAGGGTAAAGTATGTGATGCCGCTTTTGACGAGGTGATCGACGAGTTCATTGACCTGTGCCCTTGAAGGCTGTTCTGCACCCATGGTAGCAGGTTATTCCCTTTCTGTCAAATCGCGCATAATGGAAAGTATTCGAGCGCTCATATTCTGACCCCTGATTTGACGGCCTTCGTGCTGAAGACGCTGATGTTGCTCGAATTCAGTTCTGCCATATAGAGCGCCATTACTAGGTCATCGTGCTTCTCGCTCCCCAGGCGATTCAGTTGCAGAATAAGGAGGTCACTCCACTTGCGATCCTCGGCCGTCTGATATGGGAACCAATACTTTCCATTCTCCATATGGACCTGGAGCCTGCTGATGCCATTCCACAGGTCTGCCTTCTGCTTGCCGTCTGTCGTATGCTGATGAATCGGGAGCCCTGATAGCTCGACCGAAAGTTCTGCGACCCATGCCTGAAAGTTGTTTGCCTCTACGACGATGATGGTCGGATTCAGGAGCGCATAGAAATATTCCATCTTCTTCAGCATGGCAAGGGGGCTTAGACCTCGCTCCTGCCATATGTGCATGAGCCATCGATTCCAAGCTGCGTCTATGCCGAGCATTACCATAGCCGAGAAGTTACTATCCTTCTCCATCGCCTGCTGCTTGTTCGTGATGGCGCCCAGGTCGAAAGCCATAATCGTTGACCGGAAGCTCCCAGGCGCCGGCGGGCTGGAGTACATCGAGAATGTAGGATGCTTGCGCTTCTTGAACCACGCCATGGGAAATTTCGTGTTAAGTTCATCGACGGCCTCATTCTGGTACTGCTGACTGAAGTCAGTAGTGCCGATCTCTTCCCGTATCGCTATTAGCTTATCATACGGCCATCGCTCCGGCCATAGTACGATGCGCTTCTCTTCATCGATGACGGCCTTCTCCGTCCTGGATTCATACTTGCCTGTAGCTTCTAGACGAGCATAGATGTCATCGTAATGATAGACCGTCCCGACGGCGATGATCTGTCCATCGGGCTCCAGCGTAGGGCGAATGACCTTGCCGTATATCTCCATCGCCTTATCCCTGGATGCCTGAGCCTGTACGACGTTTCGGTCCACAACATCATCCAGGAGAATCAAGTCCTTGCGCCCTCCAGGGTGAGCGGCCCAAAAGCACGATGCTCTTACCGTCGGGTCCTTACGATACTTGCTCCCTTCGACGAGGAACTGCTGTGGACTCCATATTCTCGGGATAAGCGGCCGGAAGCGCCCGAAGTCCTTGATGAGCTTCTCGTTATTCTCCATATGACCGATCATATCGTTCGTGAACTTGAAAGCCTCCTTGTCAGTAATGCTGAAGATGTCGATTCTGACGGAGCGATTTCTAACTATACGCCAGAGGGGATATGCGACGCTGTGAATCTTGCTCTTCGCATGAGACCTCGGCGCCCGCCGGAGGAGCCGGTCATAATGAATCTCTACGAACCATGTTTCGTGAAACTCAGGAACCTCTACAACGTCCTCGAAATACTCCAGCAGGTAATATCTGACAAAGAACCCGAAGTTGGCAAGCGCCAATTCCTTCGGGTCAGAGTATTGCCGTATGAGCGCCGCAACTTCCTCCTTGGATAGGTCCAAGGATCGGAAGTACGCCGCTATCTGCTCCTCGATCTCACGCCGGTTTCTCACGATCCTCTGCTGGCTGAGGTGATGTTACGATGCCCTTCGGGCTGCTGAGAACGATAAGCTCTGCGAGCGCCGAAACGACAGACGGTGGCAGAGAATGTCCAGTGATGCTTACCGTCCCAGGTGCAGGGGGCGCCGATGGAGGAGTAAGGTCTACCTTATCGAGCCCCTGGAGCTTCCCCTTACGCTCCATGATCTTGAGGAGCCGGTCAATTGCGCCCAGGTGCCCGTTCAACGCATTATTCCATACGGCTTGCTGGAGCTTTTCCAGCCGTACGATCTCTGTCTTCAGAAGGGCTTCTGACGGCTCTTGTATCTCCCGCTCGATGGATCGCTTGACTGCTCGATACGCTCCTGACTGATCGGCATACCCGAGCGTTTCGGCGATCTTCGAGAAGCTGTATCCGGCGAGCCGGAGCTCAACCGCCTGCGCTGCCCTCTGCAGGGCTCTGATGTGTTGCTCCGTAAATTTCCCCCGCTGTTGACTTGACATGCGCTTGAATCCCCTCTTCCTCGCCCTTTATAACAGAATTGACAGAATCCTCTGCCTCGGGGAAGCAATCCGTACCGGCCATAAGCCGCTGCGCATCATAGTTCACTTCGGATACCATGCCTTTGAATATTGATGATTCGGGATATCGTGTTTTGCGAAGACGCCGTCCATCAACAGAAGCTCGACCTCCGACTTCGTCGCTCCGATGCTTCGGCAGATTTCGTCCATGCTGTATTGATGCTCTTCAACAAGCCGCTGGATAAGCTCATGCATCTTGACTGCGATATGAGAGCCTTTCGCCCTATTTATTCTGACAGTGAGAAGCATGCGCTCCGGCTCTGAGCATTTGACGATTGCGCATGGGACGGCGCCCTTTGTCAAGGCTGAAACCTCGGAATTGTGCAGAACTAACATAATACGGTGGAAACCATCGATGATCTCCCGCTCCTCCGTGATAAGTATGGGCTGCATCCATCCGGTCCGAATGATGGAAAACGCCAGGAGATCAAGCTCCTTGTTATAGACGACGTTTGGGTTATAGGCGTTCGCCTTCAGGTCCTTCGCTGGGAGCCATTGAATTTTGTCAATGGGATGTGTCTTTGCCG